GCTCACGCTTCTGGACGGTGATGACACCGATTCCAACTTTGGGCATTGCCACTCTTTCACTAAAAATGGTAGGGCATCATAGACACCCTACCATTTTTAGTAGACAAAGACTAATCAGAGCTACACCACTGTCGCACCATACTTGTTCCCGAGGTATCGGCTGATTGCTATACGGGTAGCTCGATTATGCTCTGCATAGTAGACGAGCATGCGGATGCCCTTGCCATCTGAGCCGCTGGTCAGCGTAGCCCGACCGTCATCCCATCCGGTGCCGACTCCCCCTGAAGGTACACCGGGGTTATCCGACCCACCGTCGAGCATCCCTTGGAAGGGGGTCAATCCAGTGGGGAAGGAGAAGGCTAGGACGTGTCTGACGAAAGCCCTACCCGCTGCATAGTTCTGCCCCATATTGAGCGACCCGCTGGGGAAGTCGAAGCGAGGGAACATGGTGGTACTACCTGTCGGCCCGAACTGGAAGGTGATCCCTTTGCTGGCAGCAATCCCGTAGGACCCGCAGTTGGGGTAGTTCGCTCCGGTTGCCATAGCTTCGTAGACGAGGTAGATAGTGCGGGCATCAAATGCTCCCACCGGAATACCCACACCTCCTGTGTTTCCTGACAGCAGGTCAAGAGCTGGTTTGCCAGCGATGTCCGTAAGCTGCGGCGGATAGCCTATCGTCGTACTTGCGTCTACTGCCCCATCCCAAGTGCTAGATGGGTTGGCTGAGTCTATAGGATCTCCGGTGTAGGCACCTTTCACGAGAAATAAGTCTGCAATATCCAGCACGCCGTCCGTTACTGTGTCGGGCGTGTTTGGGAGGGATATGTAGATCTCGCTGTTGACGGTCATATCTCTGGCTGCCGTGAAAGTTCTCCGGTAATCTACCCAACCTCCGGTGCTTAGGGTCTGCGCTGTGTCAAAGGCAACGACTTGGTTCGTAGATCCGCCATCCGCGATCATGGTCTGCATATTCGTGGCTGCGGGCCAGCCAGCGGCGCGGTAGCGGAAGCCCATTGTGTATGTTCCGCCTGTGACGACCTTAGTGTAGTCGAAACCGCTACTGGCAATGCCTGCGACCCGCCAACCGGAGTTGCCAGTGTTCGCTGGGGCTACCCAACGGGAGAAGGGGAACCCAGTAACTTCCTTGGACTGGTAGACAAAGAACTTTGCATTAGTACCACTGATGCTCTTGTTGGAACTTGTCGGGATCACTGCACGCTGGTTGGATACGCTAGCATTTACGGTACCATTCCAACTGTATGTGAAATCTCCCGCTGCTGCTGTGGCCCCATCGAAGTACGTCGAAAGGGCTGGAGACGCCTCAATCATCGCTTGGTCAAAGTCCATCGTAGTCCCTGCCGCCATGGCGACCGCGCTGGTGTACGGTCCAAAGATGAACGTCGCGGTCACCGCGTTGGCCGGTGCTGTCGCTGTCACACTGAAGCGCGTCCATGTGTTGGCTGAAACTGTGCCTAGGTCAGTGATGGTACTGACCCCGAGTGATACAGCACCTGCGTCAAACCATTGAACAAAGATGCTAAAGTGCTGAACTATGGAGCACCTGAAGTAGATTGATGCAGTATATATAGTCCCAGCCGTAACAGCCGTATTGGTTGTGAGGTTGATACCAACATCCTGTGGCGAGCCGGGGTCACCCTTAGTGAAGAGTTTGCGAAGGCAGTTACCACTTACGCCTGTCTTGGATTGGTAAGTTACACCTGCCCCCTGCGCAAACCATCGGGGTGTCCAGCCGGTCACCGAAGGGGCTAGCTTATTACTACTCGATGCGTTGGCGGTACCAGTCCAGCCATACGTGAAGTCACCGGCGGCAGCCGTTGCTCCGTCGTAGTAAGCATTCAAAGATCCCGAAGATTCAATCAACATACCATCAACATAGAATGTTGTTGCAGTGTGTGCAGCATAGACCCTTAGCATCGGCTGAAGAAAAACTGCACCTGCGGGGGCCACTGCGGTAGCAGATATTCTCACCCAACTGCCTACGGCTAGAGAAGAAGACAATTCTGTTATAGAGTCAGAAAGAATTACCTGCCCTGAATCCTTCCAACGAAAGTCAATGGAAAAGTTGGGCACGCTTGACGTTATCTCCACATAGGCGGAAATGGTGTAGGGGGAACCCGCAGTTACCCCTATATCGGCGTAGTAGACCCCATCTCCGTTCCCGCCTCTGGTCATAATACCAGCGCACTTTGTACCAAATTGGGGGGAAATTGCGGATTGATATACTGACGCTGTTGAAGATTGTATATAGGACTGCAGGCCGGGGGCCTTCTGTATACTGGTACTTGCGTTCGCAGTTCCTGTCCATGCGTAGGTGAAGTCACCGGCTGCTGCGGTAGCTCCATCGAAGTATGTTCCAGCAAAAGCTGTTGCTTCAAGCAATACTGCATCGATCCATAGAGATGTACCAACAGTTGTCGGGCCGCCATTGTTGTGGAGGTAGAACGTGCTGTTCCCCGGTGACGTGCTGGGTGTCGTGAAGGTCGCTGTCACGCGGGTCCATGTGCTCGCCGGGACGGAGACTGGGCCGAGTCCTGAAGGGGTCCAGCCGGTGCCTGCTATGTCGAATTGCGATGTGCGTGCGTTAGGAGAGAAGACCCAATATGAGAGCGTATAGGTGGTGCTGGCGTTTAGGTTCACCGCAAAGAGAGCAGCGATATCCGCCGAGGAAATCGTGGATGTCATTTTGAGTCCGTTGGTACCAACATAAGCGTGTGCACTGTCTACTGCGAGCGTAGGCGTGCCGGTGTTTGGCGACCAGCCGGTGGTGTTGGTCTCGAACGAGGGGTTGAGACATAGATTGGTCCGGACGTTGACCGTGCCCGAGGCAGCCTCCATGCCGGGGTTCGTCACGAGGTTCGTTCCGACAATGTTATTTCCGCCAAAGGTTTCCATGTTCGGGTAGGTATTGAGGTTCTGCCGTAGTGCTTGTGGCGTACCAACAGTCCGGAACTTAGGGTTCATCGCCAAGTTTCGTAGCGGCTGGCTACCTGCGTTGATGCTACGCAAAGCTCTTACCTCCAAGCAGGCCGACCCACTGGGCACCTGTCCATAGGAGGTTGAAGATGGTTATTGAGGATGCGGCGGTTGCAGGCTGCTGGACAATACCGTCAGGCCACTTCAAGGTAGGCCACGTGATGGTACGACTGCCCGTAGCATCCTGAGTGACCACGAGTGTGATGGTGGCAGAGGATGTGGATGCCGGAGATGGGAGTGTGATCGAGGTGATGTTCCCGGTCAATGTCCAGAGACGGGTCGATGGGAAGGTTGCCCCGGAGATGTCTATTGCACCCGAGACGTTGGCAGGGCCAGCTGTGACAACCATGTCGCCGGGGTTTCCCTGAATACCCTGAGATCCGGTGGCTCCGGTGGCTCCGGTGTTACCAGTATCACCCTTGATGGCTCCGATGTTGCCACCGTACACCCAAATACCAGATCGGTACTGGAAGAAGTCTCGGCTCGACTGGTAAAGGAAAAGGTCGCCTTCCACCATACCAACTACATTGAAGTATTCCGGGTTGGCAGTCTCGCTATAGAACCACTTGCCTCCACGGATACCCTGATAACCCTGAATTCCTTGTACACCCTGAATTCCTTGGATGCCTTGGATGCCTTGGATTCCCTGATCGCCCTTATCACCCTTGGTGATGATGACCCCGCCTGAAGAGGCGATGTTCATCACTGTGGTGAGATCCACAGTGGCACCTGTAGGGACATTGATCGATTGCGCGGGCATATTTACCCGCGAACCCAGAGGGTCTGTCAGGCTATAGATTACGGTCCAAGTCCATCCGACGGGCTGAAGGTCCGGGTCATCCGTGGCAACCAGCGATACGCCGGGAGAGAGTGGTGATGCTAGTGACTGGTACGGACTACAAACGTATCCATTAGCGTCTAGAGGGCAGGTGATGGAGGTCGAGACGACTGTCACCGGATTAGGTGATGCTGAGTAGTCGAGGACGTACCCAGCAGATGCCACGAACATAACCGTGCCCCTCATCGGGACACCTTCGGGTAGCTTATCGACATCACTGCCGTCAGCCACGGAAGCCAAGAACTGACCGACTACGGTTCCATAACTGATATTTGTTGGCAGTGCCACGGCTGTCCTAAGAATAAGGCGTAAGTGTATTACTTTATTCTATCATGGACAGCCACAAGAAAAGCGGCAGGACACCGTGTTTAGTGGTGCCCTGCCGCCATCTAACCCCTAGCCAAGGGCGAGGATCTTGCTGTGTGCCTTGTCGCGCAGCTTCTCGGCGAAACCTGCGTAGACAAGGGACTTGAAACGGGAGTCCGGCGTCTGGTAGTTGCGTACCCAGTCGGTCCAGTAGGTGACTGCGTTGTAAGCGCCCCAGCCGGTGCCGTTCGCTTCGGTCTCGGTGACGGTGCGCTCGTTCTCAAACACGTCCATAAGGCCGGAAACCGCCTTGTCGTGCTGGAACTTCGCAGCGGGGACGATGCCTTCGATGATCTTCTTGAACTCATCCTTGTCGACCTGAACCTGCATCATCTTCTCTACCTCTGCTTCGAAGGCGTCCTTGTAGGTGTAGGACATCTTCAGGGACTCACGGGCCTCAGTGACCTTGCCTTCGAGCGAAGACTTGTGGCGGATGGACCACTTGGTCTTTGCCGAATTCAGGCCGAGGGTGACGGTGTTATTGCAGACGGCGCGGATCGTGGTGATCGCGGCAGTGAATGCCTGTGTACCGTCGTGGGAGTTGGTGATCAGTAGGTACATGTCGTGGGCGTCCTGACCAGCCACCTCGAAGGTGTCACCGATCTTGGCGGTCAGGAAGACCCGCTGACCTCCGAATAGTGATCCAGCTGCCGTGTACTGCGCTTCTCCAGTACCGTTGTCCGTGACTGCATCAAAGAAGTCAAAGGCTTCGGTGTTCTGGAAGATGTGGTAGCCATCGGAGACGATGCCGAGCGGCTTCTGATCCGTGACGCGGACTGTGGCGAATCGGCCCGGGAATCCGGCCTTGTCCTCGCCGAAGAAGATGGGCTGCTTTTCGACTGCCCAATCGAGTCCGGCGTATTCCAGCGCTTCTGCGGCAGTCGCCAGCCCTGTGATCACTTCGCCAAGTCCGTGCCAAGGGGTCTTGCCTTCGCCGGAGAACATGCTTGCTTTTCCGTCTGCTTTGATTTCCAGCTCATGTGCCATGGTGTTTGTTCCTTTTCTTGAGTGTGTGCCTTGCTCTTATTAATAGCTTAGACCCTCAAAAATTTTCTGTCAACACCTATCGAAAAAATCTTTTCGCAGACTACCAACCCTAAGCTGGATAGATGACGACTACCGGCTTGAAGTGGGCGAGTACTGCCTCGTCCGGGTCGTTCTCATCGATAAGATCCTCAGCGTCAAACACCTCTTCGGTGATCCCTCCGGCGTAGTCCTTTAGCACGTGGGCATGGGAGACCTCATCGATGGAAGAGAAGCTGTTGCCCTCCGCGTCATGAGCCAGCAAGACCTCGTCGGCAGGGTTCTTCTGCAAGAAGGAGATCAGTTCTTCGGAGTTCATATCTGAGACTTTCTGTAGTCGATGGCACGTTGCCAAGTGTCGACCCAATCCATACCGTTAATTTCGTAGGTCATCTCCGATTTTATCACCGATTGATACTGTTCGAGATTTCTCTCCATCTCAGAAGGACGATCAAGCCATCGCTGTAGGTGTTTGCGCCACTGCCCGGGAGACTTTGCTGTCTTCCCGACACCATGTATCTCAAGCAGTTCGTACTCCCGTGTGGGGGTAGCAATGAAGGGGATACCCAGCGCGGCCATCTCCAAGCCCTTGATGCTTGATTTTGCCTGATTGAAGGCGGAGATTTCCAGTGGGACCACGCCGATATTCATTGTGGATGCAATGGTGGCGTAGTAATCTTCCAGATCGACCCAACCTGTGACGCTCATGATTGTATTCGAGTGAAGTCCTAGATGTTCCCGAACGCTTCCGCCATCACCAACGATCCCTACGGCGAGACGGTTCTCTTCAACCAAAAGGCCGATGACACCTCTAGGGGCGAGAAGATCCACGGGGTGGGTCTGTACTGTGCCCGTCCAGCCGATGACCGGCTTGTCGCCTGCAGGGACGTTGACATTGATGTCGAAGATAGACTCAGGGACACAGTTACGCAGCACCGTGTACCTACCGTGTGGTGCGTACTTAGCTAGCGCCGTCGTGGATACGGTGACATGGTCAGCAGCACGAGCCGCAGCAGCGATCCACTGTGGTCCCATGTCCTTTTTGCCGTTGATGATGTCGTAGGCCATATTCTTTCTGTGGATGGAGTGGAAGTCATCATCCAGCTCCACGATGGTGGCAATGCCTTGGCGCTTGGCCTGCTCGATGAGCGAGGTGAACGCGTTGTCCATGGGACGCTGGAGGATGATCAGGTCAGCATCCGTCTTGATCTCATGCACAGTAGTCATGTTGGTGCTCTGGTCAACAGTGGCTTCCACCATAACTTCGGTTTCGTTCATGACTTCGACACCCAAAGCCTTGGCGACACGTGATGGCTCGCCGATACGATAGAAGTTGCATCCACCTTGATCGGCGGAAAGTGCTAGGACCTTCACTAGGGCTCCAGTACGGGTTCGATGGAGACGATGTCGAAGACAGCATCTACAGGGTTCAAGGCGATGGCAGCGGTATCCAACACAGCGGCGAGGAACTTCTCCTCCAGAGCCGCCAACTCGAAGACGTCATCCGGATCCCCCTCGAAGACTTCGCTGGACCAGTTGAGAGTTACGGTTGCTTTGTAGTTTTGGATGTTTCCGTCTGGTGTATAGGCCATTACTTGTTCAGCCCGTTCTTGATGCGGCGGGTGATCTCCCGCTGGATGTGCCAGATGGCCTTATTCATGTCTTCGATGTCCCTGCCCTTGCTGCCCCACGACACACGCCAGAGATACTTCATAGCGTTTCCAAGATTCAGGAAGGTGTTGTCTTCGATGATATCGATGGCTTCAAAGCCTTTGGGGTGTCCGTTGTAGTGGGGCGGGTGGTTCACCATATCAACTACAGATGATACTAGTGTTGCAGTAATTGCGGATGAGTCGGATGTCAATGTCAAATTCGGCATGGAAACTATACTAACACATGAAAACGTGATAGTATACCCAGTATGACGAAAGAAAAATCGACACTGTTTGATTACCATTCACAGTGCATTACCTGCAATCTTCGAAACAGTATCGCAAATGCCATCCATGACTGGTTTGATACCGGCCTAGGGTATGCCGAGATCTCCCGCAACATGCGTACTGATTACAATATATCAATATCACCCGATGCTTTGTCAAATCACCTCAAGTTCCACAGCAAGCAGGACAATGAGGAGCCCGTGGTCTCCACTACCACATACGCAAAGGCCCCCAAGGGCTGGGAGGCCCGCGTAGATCTCGATGGAGACACTGGAGAGGTCACCACAACACCGCAGAAGAGTGATAAGCTCACGGACTTCTCTCAGATTCTCGAAGACTTCAACATTGATTCCGAAGAGTTTGAGATTGAAGGACCGGCCCGCCTCTCCAAGTGGCAGACGTTCGATGGCGAGTATCTCACCGCCTACAAGTTCCGGATCCGGAAAAAGACATCCGTTCAGGATATCTCCTACCTTCTGGATCTTGTCAAGAATGTTGTCCCACATGATTCGGTTGTTTCCGACGGTGACTACGCCTTTGTCTTCGCCGCTGGTGACTTGCAGCTGGGTAAGTCGGACGCTGATGGCACCGAGGGAATCGTCAAACGATACCGGGAATCCCTGCAGCTGGCCGTCAACAAGGCTTACGAGCTCCGGAACATGTACAAAACGATCCTCATTTCGTGGGTCGGCGACTGCATCGAAGGCATGGTCTCGCAGGGCGGGAAGAATGCTCGCCGGACAGAGCTTAGTACTACGCAGCAGGCCAAGCTCCTCCGTCTCCTCATGACCGAGACAATCAAGGCCTTTGCCCCGCTGACCGATGATCTCCGCGTCGTCTCGGTACCCGGAAACCACGATGAGGCACAGCGTGAGCCGGTCGCCACGGACTTCTCCGACTCTTGGGCGGTAGATGCTCTGGTGGCTGTCTCAGAGGCTCTTAGCTTCAATCCTGAGGCCTTCGGACATGTCAAGTGTGAGGTTGTCCCCTTTGACGAACTTACCACCACTGTGGAGATTGCAGGCTCTGTGATCACCCACGCACACGGCCACCAATGGGCACGCGGAAAACACTGGGACTGGTGGCGCGGACAGCACTGGGGCGATCACGAGCCCGGTACAGCGGACATCCTCATCTGCGGACACCTCCACTCCGGCGTATATGAGCAGCAGAACTTCAAGCACATGGTCCGGACGCCTGCCTTCGAGAAGGAATCCACCTACTTCCGGCACCGTACAGGCTTGGTGGGCAACCCCTCGGCTGTTACGTTCCTGACCCGGAACGGCAAGATTAAGTTCATGGACTTCGAGTAAGCTCTCAGATTCCCCGTCTATAATCAATACAGTACTACAAAACTCGTTAGAAAGATACCCATGCTCACTTTTGAAGATGTTGAACTGCCGATCGATGCCGATGTCAAGCTTGGGAAGCGCGAGCCTTCCAACAAGCCTGCCCTCATGCTTCGTGAGTTCCTGACCGGGACGACCCCGACAGTTCCGACCTTCGTTGACCACTTCTCTCAGGCCACGGGCTGGGAGCTGGGGGCCAATGACAAATTCGGTACCTGTGGTCCTACCTCAGTTGCCAATCACCGTCGCCTTGTGACCTCGGCACTGCTCGGGGCAGAGCAGGCTCCGGCGCTCGCTGACATTTTTGACCTCTACCGCCGCTCCGGGAACCCGAAGTTTGATCCGAACCTCTCTGACACCGATCCTGCACAGGATGACAACGGCGTGGACATGCAGGCCATGCTTGAGGCACTGATGAAGGATGGCATCGGCGGTGTCAAGCCGGTTGCATTCGCCAAAATTGCACCGGGCGATATGGACACACTGGACAAGGCCATCGCCCTCTTCGGTGGCATCCTCCTCGGCCTGACACTTAAGACCGCCCAGCAGCACCAGCAGGTCTGGGACTACGTCTCAGGCTCCGCTGACTGGGGTGGGCACGCTGTGATGGCCGGGAAGTACAACGACCCCGCAGGGACCGCTGCAGACCGCGTAGACATCGTCACGTGGGCCAAGGACGTTGCCATGACACGCGGATTCATCAGCCAGCAAGAGGATGAGGCGTGGGTAATCATCTGGCCGGAAATGCTCAAGGACAAGTCGTTCCTCATGGGCATCGACCTGCCGACGCTAGCGGGGTTGTTCAAGAGCCTGACAGGCAGTGACCTCCCTCTTCCCGTCACCCCGCCTGCACCGGCCCCAGCACCTGCACCCACACCGACCCCTACTCCGGCCCCAACACCTACGCCCGTACCGGCTCCGACACCTGTGGTGGATCCGGTTGATCAGGCACACAGAAACCTGATCGCGGCACTGGAACGCGCACTCGTCCGCGCCAGCCTGCCCTCCTACCTGAAGAATGCAGCAAAGGCTTGGCTCGCCCTGCAGAAGTAATTGGGCATAGAAATACCCCGTTGAATTGTATTCAACGGGGTATTTTTATGGGAACTTCCGGGGGGATTCAGAGCCCACTTAGGAAGCTTCAGGTATCTTCGTTGCAAAAATTGCAAACTGCCAGCCAATACCACTGGTGACGGGCCACTGCCCTCCCAGAAACACTGGCAAAATCTCAGCCTCCGCCACGTCGAAGCCGGTATCCCTCAAGAGATCCAGCATCGTGGATCCACGGCTATCCCAGAGATGGGCATCTCCCGGCCAGCGATGGCCACCTGTCTTGATGACCTCAACTTCCTCCGGGAACGATGCCTCGGCTCGGTCGAGGTCCGGGCCGACGATCAGCATGCCGCCAGAAGGCTTCAAGACTCGGTAAAATTCCTGCAGGATCGCCGGAACGGTCTCCAGCTCGATGTGTTCCAGTACGTGTCCGGCGTAGAGGCGATCTACAGCTCCGTTGGAGAACGGAAGGTTCTCGGCGGATGCAATGATATCTGGCTGTGGGCCTTCGTCACCGCTGTAGATATCTACGTTGAGCCAACCCTCGGCTCGGAATTCCCCACAGCCTACGTTAATTTGTAGCATATATGCTCCTCTTTCGTCATTGTGTGCGTGCCCTTGGGGAGAATCGAACTCCCGACCCCGGTCTCCGGAGGACCGTGCTCTATCCACTGAGCTACAAAGGCGGTAAAACTAGTTGCGGACTTTCCTGCGTGGCTTCTTGTCCGACCTCAAGTACACACGCATTGGTATAGTAGGCTTAAACAGCAGAGGCATTCCGGCCTCTTCGGGTGTCCGATCGCCCTTGCGGTTGTTGCACCGGCCACAGGCAGCAATAGCGTTCATCCACTCATCCCTTCCACCGCGAGACCTCGGTAGAATGTGGTCGTGAGTATTGGCCAGCCCACCACAGTATCCACACTTACGACGGTCCCGCTCCAGCAGACCTTCACGGGAGAAATAGACTTCGGCGGTATAGAAAGGGACCTTGAGGGCGGAGAGCAGACGGATGACCTTGGGTAGTGGGAAGTCCACACCCATGGAGCGCACCATCCGTGTGTCATCGGACTCTACGATAACGGCTCGACCTTCGATGACAAGTGCCAGTGCGCGCGAAAGCTTAGCAGCCCCCAGAGGCTCATAGGTCGCGTTCATGACATCCACGCGTATTGCCGATGATGTAATAGTACTCACTTGTCATCCTTCCTTAGAATCGTTACGTCAATATTATCATAAAATACACAGTAGTACAACCATTTGAGGCGAAGATGGGAATCGAACCCATATCTGTCGGGTTGCAACCGACCGCCTAGCCCACCGGACCACATCGCCATATAAATTCTACCATACACTGGCTATACGAAGCTGTCAAGCCTACAGCCTTGCGAGTACTGGAGTCCCCCTCGGTGTGTGCGGTAGCAGGTCCGGGCGGGTCCACCAGCCATTTTGACGGTACAGTTTCTCAAAAGATCCCGGATAGACGGTACCGGGCGGTCGGTTGTCGTCAAAGACGGTGATCTTGGCACCGTTGGTTAGGGCAGCATCCGCCAGTTGGGCGCACTCATAGGACTCGTCATTGTCATAGCGGTCGGTGATGAATTTGGGGAAGATGATTCCGCTAATACACTGCACCCCGATCAGCCCGTCATCGATCCAGTTGTATGGTCGTCCCTCACGCGCAGCTGCCCATGCGGCGGTGTCACGCGCCTGTACGGCAGTAAGAGGGAACTGGGACCAGATCGCATTAGGGAACCGAGACAACGGACGGATGGTGGCACCATTCGGCTCCGCGCCGATACATTCGGTCTCCGAGATGGCTATGATGACGTGGTATACGGTGGACCGCGTCGCCCAGTCGATAAGGTCTGGGATAAATCCCTTGCCATCTGGGATGAGCCCGACTTGTCCGATACGTTCCATCTGAGAGACCTTAGAATTGCGAAAGATTATCGCTTAATTCTATCAGTAAACCGTGTCGCCACTGTTAGCTGCCAATGAAAGCGAGCATCTGCTGAATATGCTTTGAGGTCAGCCCGTGATTCTTGTTAGGGTTTATCGCCAGCAGACGGTCGCCCTGCTCGTTGACAAATTTGTTGCCACCCACATCCCATTTAATATCGTCATCCAACCAGATGGCTTTTTCTGGCTTCGTATCAATAAGGTCGTTCCGAATCTCCCGTAGCTTCCACCACTTGGTGAGGTCGTCCTGACCCCCATCAGACCCCAGAACATCCCAGTGGGCTCCGATACCGACAATAGGGGCAAAGGAGTCGACAGCCATTCCCTCCCATGACGTAAGCCATTTGAAGGTGACATCCTCGCGGCTATCAAGGGCGTTGAGTGCGTCGATGAGCTCCACGGACCACAGCATAGGGAAGCCCGCTATGCGTTCGGTCCTCCACTCTCCTTTCCAGAGGGTGTTGGCTCTGGGTGCACCTTTAGAGAAGGGGCTCAATACGCCGTCGATGTCTTGGTAGATGTTGATCATGTGACTCCTTTGTTAGTACATTAAAATAAAAGCACCACCCCTCTGTGGAGGAGTGGTGCTTCTACTGTATCCTAGCTAGGGCAGTTTTGTAAACTGTCCGCGACTGTTTCGTACCGCCTTGACTGCACTCTCCGGGGTGAACCGGCCCTTGCTGTCTCGGATGACCGTATTCTCGGCATCCTGCTCTTCGAGCTGGGCCTCAGTCAGGCCAGAGTACTGGTACTCAAGGTCTTCACCGGAGAGCTTCTGCCGAAGTGCTTCCAACGCCTCATCGGAGTACATGGCCTCCTGTCCCTCAGCAGTGAGGTAGCCGTAGTCGTCACCCTCATCCCCATCCTCGTCAAAGCCGTAGTCATCCTCTTCGTCCGTAGCGACATCGGACCAAGGGGTAGCCAACCAGAGACGGCTTTCCTGACGAGCCTCCACCACCTCATGCACCACGTAGCGGCAGACACGGAGCTTCTGGTCCGATGAGTCAGTGGGGACCGAGACCACGTCACGCGGGTTGATCTTCACCAGAATGGTGTCATCGTTGGCGAATCGGAAGGCGTATGATGCGGTACCGGCGTGCAGTCCAGTGGAACATGCAACACCCTCATCGTCATCCACGTCGGAACGCGGCATAGTGATGACAGCACCGTCCGGGTTGGGGATGTGGCCCGTGAACTCCTCGCCGTTGACAAAGGCTGTACCCTCACTGATGGAGGTACGCAGGCCGTCCTGACCCGTACGGGTACCCTTGTATGCAAGGAAGTCACCGTCCTCGTGGATGATGAGGTCGCCCTTGGTGATCCAGCGGTACAGGTCATCGATCGACTTGCCCGAGGGGTTGGTCGCAGCCTTCTCAAGGAAGTTGACGACGGGTCGCAGGGACTCCGGGTTGCCAGCTTCGAAGAGTTCAACCAGTACGTCGGAGAGCTCGCCGCGCAGCTGGTCGCCGTCGAAGTAGACCGAGCGGCCACGGATGCTGACACGTTCCGACAGCTGTTCAAGTCGCTTGGTGACTGCCAGCATTACGTCTACGAGATCGCTGACCTCATCGTCGTCGGCACCGGAGAGCAGCAGGGTGACCAGTTCATCGAAACGGCTGTGTACTTCAGGTACGGTGGCTGTGTCGCCCGTCGCGTAGATGATCGAGAGGGTGCGGTCGGGAGTAGTACCGGCCATAGAAAACATTGTCATTTTGAGTCCTTAGTCGTTGGTGGTTGAGTAGTTCCAATATTACCAGAAATCTTATGCATCTACAAGTGTCAACTGATCGCTGTAGACCATGTTCATGTACTGGATGACATGTTCCTGCTGTGCCTCAGTGAGGTGGTTGTAGGTCAGGGCATCCAGAAGCGGATAGGTGTGTCCGGTATCGGGCTCTTCAAAGGTCTCCACCTCAGGAAGCGATACCGAAACGTCGGACATGCCGAGGTTGCTGACTGCCCTATAGATCCTGATTGCTTCCTGATTAAGTTCCTTGGTCTCATCACTCGTGGCGGCGACAAGGGTGCGTACATCCTCATCCAAAATCCGGTTGATCATCTCTTGCGGAAGATTCATCAGCCGACGGTTGGATACGTGGTCCAGCGATCGGTTCCGGTGGCGTAGGACCTCTGGCGTCATCAGGGCGTCGATGCGTGCCTGAGCCTCAGTACCCACGTCTGTCAGGCTGCGGAGACCGGCAACGTCCTTGGTCCGGGCAAGGAATGACTCCAAGGACCGCGTCTTCGGGATGAAGACAACAGCAGCACCGTCACCGAGAAGGAGCCGCAGACCGTCAACAAGGCTGGACGCCCCATATGACTTACCGTCGAAGGCCTCACGGAAGGCGGTAGGCATAAGCATTCGGGAAGCGTGGATGTAGTAAGAGTCAGCTGGAATCGCGTCGTAGGCGGTTCGAACGATCTTGCCTTCATCAAGATCCAGTACGGCGTACTCCATCTTGGCAGGGCGGTCCCGGGTTTCCTTGGGCAGCAGGGCACGCTGGGCTGCCCGCTGAGCCTTACGGTAGTCCTTCACCCGCTGGATCATGTCATCGAAATCTTCGAACGTGATGTACGGGTGTTCAGTGACCCACTCGTTGTCCAGTTCATCCAGTTCGGCGCGGAAGTAGAAGACTGTCATGCCAGTCAGGTCCTCCATCCCCATATAATCCGAGATGTAGTTGCTGACACGCTTGTACTTGTCAAAGGACTGGCCGGTGACGACGATCCGCCGAGTCTTAGTGCCCAGCGGCAGTTCGTATGTGGTGCCGTGGGAGGACTTGTCCCAAGCGGTACGTTTGATTGTGCTTGAGGGGGTCGCGGTCTTAATCTCGGAGACGATGTCCTCACCACGCCACTGCAGCGTGATTCCAAGACGGTCGGACCAGCTCTTGGCCAGATCATAGACCTCAAAACGGCTCTCGACGGCGTCCACGGCAGTCTGTGCGGTCTGCTTGACCGACTCCATGTACTCCTTGATCAGAAGATCGATCAGGGTGTTGGTCTTGTCGTTGAACAACAGGCCCTCACGGTTCGGGGTCAGGTCGACAGTACCGATCGGAACCTTGAAGTAGACCGGGATGCTGCGGAGCTGGTAGGTGGAGGAGATGCCGAGACGCTCTGACGCCTCTTCGATGTTCTCCGTCGTCAGGGCGTAGGCGACCTGACCCATGATCACGTACGACGTACCGTAGGCTCGGGAGATATCTACGTAGGCGTCCACGCCGGGGGCTGAAATATCCTCCAGCTTGGTGACCGAGTCGAAGATGGAGTTGGGGGCGTAGCCGTCCACAAGCACCATGCCGGGATCCACGAAGCGGAAGAACTCACGGGCCTTGGAGTTGAAGGAGTAAGGGTCATCGACCGGGATGGAAACCGTAACACCGTTGGCGTCTTCGGTCTCAAGGACGGAGACGACGGACATGGTGTTGATACCGGACGCTGACTTCTGGACCAGCACGGTCGCCTTGACACCATCCTTGATAGTCACCAGTGTGAACTGGTTGGCAATGGCGAGGGCCGACTTGGCTCCGAGACCGAAGGCACCGATCTGGTCGTTGGAGCCGCGCTTGGTGGATGCGCCGTACTGAGAGTAGATGTTGTTGATGTCATCGACGCTCATGCCGACACCGAAGTCCTGTACAACATACATGTTGTTGTAGCTGGTGGGCAGGCTAACCTCTACAGGGGCGGTCTGCCCTGCCATCACGTGTGAGTCAAGGCCGTTGGTGAAGTATTCCCGGATCACGGCGAGCTTGGGGTCGTTGTACATGTTGGAGAGGGTCTTCATCAGGTGGGCCATGCCCTCCTTGCTGATCACCATTTCGGTGGTAGCACCGACAGGCATGTTGGTGACGACGGTGGTTACATCTGCTTCAATGATCATTTCTTGTCCTTTGTCGTTGGTATGTCTTGTAGTAACTACTATACACACCTAAGCATGGGCGTGCAACCCTTGACTACTTTTCCGGGAAGAGTTTCAAAAATATACGGGCGTGAAGATGGACAGCGCTAGTCCTCTTGCTGGGCATCCCTCCAGTGCACTTCTCCCAGTTCACGGCCATGGTGGGTGTGTCATGGCCTAAATACATGCGAGAGCTGAACTCCGCCACAGTTCCGACCCTAACCTGTTCTTCCCTGAAAACCACGACAACCCTGTCCCCAACGGAGACAAGGTTGCCGAGAAAATCAGGTACTTGCTGATCAGGCATTAGTGAAGCTGGCGATCCCACCACTACGGGTCGTAGTGGCGTAGTTGGATAGCAGCGTCGATGCGTTCGCAACGCCAATGGTGGAAGCGTCGTAGGTCAGCGACGCGCCTTTACGGAGCCCGAAGGACTCCCCGGCGAGGACAGCGTCCTGATTGGCACCAAGGAATACGTAGCTCCAGTTGTAGGTGTCCTGCTGCTCGGTGATGAGCGCCTTGACGTCTGCCTTGGTGGCTTCTCGGCTGGAGTTTTCGTGGCCGTCTGTGACGATGACTGCCATGACTGTGCCGGGACGCTCATCCTCGGGAAGTGCGGAGAGTGTCTCACCAAACTTGCTGGTGGCCTGTACGATGGCATCGTGAAGTGATGTCCCGCCTTTGGGCACGATCTTGATGTCGGCATCCGCTGCAGCGACCAAGGAGGTCGGGTAGCGGAAGTTTGTATCGAAGTAGGCCACGTCCACGGTCAGCTTGCCGGGTAGCTTGGACTGTTCTTCGAGGAGTGTGTTGATTCCGCCTTCCATGTCCTTGGCAATGCTGTACATGGAGCCGGATTCATCGATGATGAAGAGAAGAGCAGTGTAGTCAGGGTTCGTCATTGGTATCCTTTGTCGTTGGGCTATCTGAAAAACTTGGTGCAGGATCCTTTCACTTAGATCATAAGTGAAAGGATCCTTCGTGACGGCAGAGGGAATCGAACCCCCGGGGGACATTACATCGCCAGATTTACAGTCTGGTGCCACCAACCAACAGTAGCCCTACCGCCTTGGTATGGGCACCTTGCGGCGGCTAATCCCATCTTGAGTGGAGAGCTCCCTCTACCCTTAGCTGGGTCGCAGAGTGGGTTCCACTTGGGTGATTGACGGGACTTGAACCCGCATGTCCTTGGACACTAGGACCACAACCTAGCGCGGCTACCAATTTCGCCACAACCACCATGAGGAGCAGTGTCCAGTCTGCTGTAACGAACTGGCGACCGATTCGCCATTTCAGAAGGGCTACAGCCTGCCGAAAAGGTAACGATCTACTCCGCGCGCCTACGAAGGGATTTGAACCCTCGACCTCATCCGTGACAGGGATGCGAACACTCCAGACTGTTCTACGTAAGCAAGTGCCGGTCCTAGCGGCTGTGCGAATTGGGTTCGCCACTCCTGTTGGGATGATTAACGTCGTCGCCGAGTTATATTGCGTGGAGCCTGTGGGTTACGATCCCACTGCCTCCTGCTTGCAAAGCAGGCGCTCTTCCGATTGAGCTAAGGCCCCAGTTGCTCTCTTGTCAGAGAGCCGGGTTCACAGTTCTTTCCCGTGTGTCATTCCATATAACATTGGACATGCTGTCTCAGAAGACGGTACTACATTCACATATCAACGGTGGGTCGTCACCCTGTTACGCATGATTGACATAGGATGCCTCCCTGTGAATCGCTCTCACGGTAGGAATCGAACCTACGGTGTCTTTCGAAACAGATTAACAGTCTGTCGCACCCAGCCAACAGGTGCCCCGTGAGAATATGAATTTTCGCCCTACAGGCAGGTACCGACCCTCTCGGGTATCCAACGGCAACTTTCGTTACGGAGATCGGATTTGAACCGATGATCTTCGGGTTATGAGCCCAACGGGATACCGAACTTCCCCACTCCGTGCTGTGTATATCTATAGTACCATACACAAAGACACCGTGTCAACTACCCGACACGGTGTCTCCGTGTAGCGGTTATTTCAATTGACCTGCCGTGTTGGAAGGCTTGGCATTGGCGTCAATGGTGATGAGCGGCTTGGAGGTTAGGCTCACGGGGGCATCGGAGTACTGGATGAGTCCGTTCCACGTGATCATCTGGCCGGTCGTGGTGAAGAAGAAGACACCGGGCTCAGACGGTCCAGAGGATCCGTCGTCGCCCATCGACTCTGTGACGGGGTTTCCGGTGTAGCCGGTGTTGATGTTCTGGGTGTTGGTCAGCTGTGAGGCGTTGGATGAGACCTTGCCCTTGATGACATAGCTGGCAATGATCTGGCCGTTCTGGGTCAGCTCGTTGACGTAACCGATCTTGTTGGGGTCGTTCAGGCGCAGTAGCTTCTCCCGCAGGTTGGCACGCTCCGCCGAATCGTTCATCTGTGACAGCGGATACGGCTCAGCGTTGCTGAGCTTCTGTGCATACTGCTCAGTTACTTTTTGATTGGCTTCCTGCGAGCTAGGTGGGTTACTGCCACAGGCAGAAAGGGCAACAACGGCTACAGCTGCAACAGCAGCGGCTGAAAGAGCCTTAAATCGGGTAATTTTCATGATCTTCTTTCGTCGTTTTGGTTGGTAATTACGGTGCTGGTGGTGCTACGGGCAGGCTTATCGGGCTGTCACAGGCTGTAGGGTCGTAACCCCACGGGAGCTGCGAGTCTTTGAACTTGGCAGACGTGTAAGCCTTGGAATCGTTGTTGTACTGGGCTACATTGGCTCGGCAGAGTTGAAGAGGGCCGTTGTAGTTGTTCTGGAGGCTCGTCCGCTGCTCCGAGATGTTGAAAGGCTCATCCTTGGAGATCGGCATGGCCTTGTTGAAGTCATCCAGCTGCTGTTTGGCCGTTGCAACGTTCTGTGACTGCGAACGGATGTCCTTATCCAGCGTCCAGAAGTGGGTATACTGGTCGATCCGGTTGGTACCCGAGTTGATCTGCATCTGGGCGTCGCCTTGGCCCCGAATATCACTGGTGGCCACCGAAATACCCCAAATTACCGCGCCGACGGCCATAAATCCGAGGATGACAGCGAGGATGGTCCCAAACCCGCCACCAAGAATCTTCGCGCCGTCTTTTACATCTTGTCGAGACATTTTCTTCCTTTGTTTTGTGGGAACCTTATGTAATTACTATACATAGAGTTGTTTTCGGTGTCAAATGTTGTTATTGACTGTCATAACCGGCCATTCCTGATTGATTACAGCTTCAGGATCCTTTTCCTTGCGCAAATAGCTCTGGAAGCTCCGTGCTTGGGCGGCTTTCCAGCCAATCTGCAGCAGCTGAACCTCTTCGATGGTGGTATCCGGGGTGAAATTCTGCTCGCAGATGGCTCTGGCGATGTGGAGGGCAGCCTTGCAGTCAGCATCCGCAGAGTGTGCGTTAGTCAGGTCGTAACCGTAGTGTGCAGCGGTGTCGGTCAGTTTACGGCTGCCTTTCCGGAACTTGTCCGTCGCCTTGTCGATCACGAGCGGATCGATGACGCGGTTGAAGGTTGGCCTCCAGTGTTGGTCCACACCAAAGCGCTTGAACTCGGCAAGAAGCAGTGTCAAGTCGAATGGTGCGTTGTAGACGACTAAAGGCACCCCAGCTTCCACCATGTCGCAGAGTGATCTGGCAATACTGAAGATACCCTCGCGGGCGTCGGTACCGTCTCGCTGGGCGATCTCAGTGGTCACTCCGTGGACATCCGAGGCCCCAGTAGGAATGTCGATGCCGGGATTCATGATCCAGTTACGTTCCTGCTGGTTTCCGTATCCATCATCATAGACCATCGAACAGGTGACGATTCGGTCGTTGAAGGAGTCTACCCCTGTCGTCTCGGTGTCGAGCGCGAGCATAGGCTTTTTCCAGAATGGTGTCATTATATCGTTCACGTACCTGTCCGGGGTAACGATCCCCGCTAGAGCTCCTTATGAGAGAGTTCCGGTCCCTGACACGACAGGCAATACTAATTGTACTATAGATATTTACAGCTGTCTATCCAATGTGGATGAACTGATGTCCTGTTCCAACATTGACCGAGAAGATAACGGTCGAATTGCCGTTGAACCCGCCGTGAACAGCCTTGCCGCCGCCAATGTATACAGCGATGTGGGCCATTCCGGACCCGCCGTTGGCGTAGTAGATCAGGTCTCCGGGCTGTGCAGCCGACTCAGGGACGATATGTCCAAGAGAGATGTAGTCTGCAGGCCAGCCGTGGAAATGGATGCCGACGGCAGCGAGGGAGTTGGTGACCAGCATGGTGCAGTCTTGAGCCCTCCCGAGCTGTGCGAGAGCTGCAGCTGCGATGGCGTTGCCGGAGACAGGTGTAGATGTTTGTAGCGCAGGAACCGCTACGGCTGGTGCAGCAACTGTCTTAGCTACAGGGGATACTGATTCAGAGGTCTGGGGCTGAACAATCTCCGCCGCAGCATAGGCGACAGGTGTGGGCACTACGGCGGCAACAGGCGCGGCGGTGGTGGTGACTGCAGTCCGCTCGAAGGCGAAAGTGACCGGGGCGGCTGTAATCTCAGTAGTTGAAGATGCTTGAACTGGTTCTGCGATGGAGATGGTAGTAGGGGCTGAGGCATGTGCTGGGGTGAGGCCTGTGATGGCCAAACCAATTGCCATCGTAATTGTAAGGACACTATTTTGTAGGTTCTTCATATTCCGATTTCTGTTGTGTTTACGCTGTCTATATTTAGACCGCTTGGACATAACAACCAACTGTAACAGAAGAGGCAGAGGTTGACAAAACCCCTGCCTCAACAGTGTGTTACAGATGACTATTTTTGTAGGTACTGCTTCCAAGATTCCAACTGCCAACTCTGGAACGCAGCGATCACCTTGAGCGCCTGTTCCGTTGTCAGATCAACGTTTACAGGTGTGGGGGTAGGTGCCGGGACTGGAGTTGGGGCAGGAGCCGGGGTCGGTGTGGGCACTGGCGTTGGTACTGGTGCCGGGGCATCAATCTGGTAGTTGTCTAGATTGATAAGTGCGCCACAGTTGGTGACACACTGTGGGACATCCTTGTGGCGGATCGGGATGAGGGTGTACCCGTACTTAGCCTTCAATGCTCTCTGGAGCTTGTTGACTGAGGCGATGGTCTCTGGATCCTGATGTGGGTCGGTCTCAATGCCGACATAGTCGTTGCCAACGACGTAGGCATGGTATGCGCGGTCACTTAGTGATACCATTTGAACAATACGTGTCCCGGAAACCACGAAGTGCGCCGAAACGGCCTTAGCCCCTAGGCTCGGGTTCTGGAACTGGTTGATTGTACTGCCAATTGTGTCAACACCCGGGGTACCGAACTGGTGGATAACATCATGAGTCGGCTGTGCTGGGAAACGTCCGCGCTCAATGTTGTTGATATTTGCTGGTACGTACTCAACAAAATCGAAGTCAGGCTTGAACGTGTAAGTATCCGTTACAGGTTCGGGTGCCGGTACTGGCTGAGGGGCCGGTGTAGGTGCAGGTGTGGGCACTGGCTGAGGGGCTGGTGCCGGTGCGGGGGTCGGAGTCAGATCTGCCAGACCGTTTGTGGAGGGGTCAGTGAAGCCACCGGACCAGAAGTAGGTAGGAGAATAGGCCCCGACAAACCAGATATCGTTGCCGTCAACATTTTCGCCGTGCACGAAACCCTTGAAGTCCAAGATGACATCGGCATCGAAGGTCTTCAGAAGTGCGCCACTACGTGTAGCTGCGTCCCGCTGGTTTGCAGGTGCAGCGGTAATGCGCTGGTTCGGGTTTACGGCGGGGGCCGCAGGGGCAGCTGGAGCCGGGGTGAGGTCTGGGAGGCCCGTAGTACTTCCGTCATCGAACGCTGAGGCAGAGAAGTATCCACCGCTGTACTTACCGACGAACCAGACATCTGTACCGTTGGCCAGCTCTCCGTGGACGAATCCGCCGAAGTCGAGCGTCACGCCAGCTGGGAAGTTGTCCACGACGGCAGCCGACTGGTTTGAGTCCGCACGCTTGTTGACACCGTACTGACCAACGATTCGCTGATAGGGCTGCAGTGTTGTGTCGGTAGATGCAGGTGCTACAGAGCCGATGATCTTCTCTTCACGGGGTCGCAGCCAACCAATCATCGAGCCCGTACCGCGCTGCGAATAGGCTAGGCGCATAATACCTGCAGGCAGGGCAGGGGTGTTGCCGTTCTCTTGCATTACGGTGACACCGTTAGTGTCAGCATCCATGGTCACAGCTGTATGACCAAAAGCATTTAGATCATCCCCACCGTATACAACTACGTCACCGCGCTGCGGTATAAGGTTCGGGTTATTAGGGTCATTGTCAATGCGGATCCAATACGCATCCGGTACCGCGTCGAGTAGTTGGTTAGCTCCTCCAACACCACCGACGGCGGTTTGCCACGTTACCCCGAAGATATCCTGCGCATACTGGTCTACAAGATCTACACACTGATTGCCGAAAGCCCCGTCGGGGTTCATGGCAACGCCGTTAGCGTTATTGAGCCAGTCTTCGATTACCGGATTAGTCATAGGGCACTCCAAAAGTAGGTGATGTATTTCCATTCTACCTTGTGTATTTTGGCGAATGTCGGTACAATACCTACTTAGCCGACTGGAACCACCGAGGCAGCTGTACGTGCGGCTTGCTGCTTCAAAGCCTTGTTGTGCTCTATGTCGAGCACATGACGGGCCTCAGCACACGCAGCGGCAGACTGCAGGACAGTCAGCTCATTGTCCTGTAATGTCTCTCCAGATGTGGACCAGTTGGTGGATCCCGAGATTCTCCATAGTCCATCAACGATTACCATCTTACGGTGCATGATTGCGCCTTTTTCAGATGTTCCGATGGCGACGGAGTTGGAGTCCATCTCGTGCTTGAACTTCTCCAGCAGGGTGCGCTCGTGTACGCCGCCAGCCTGCGACTTGTCTAGAGTGATCTGGACATAGATGTTCGGGTTATCGATAATGTGGGCGATCAGTTCCGCCAGTTCATCATCATCCCAGCCGTACATCGCGATGACCAGAGACTGGGTCGTCGCCCCGATGACAGCCTTGAGTGCCCCATGGACGTCGTCAATGGGGGAGTAAAAGGTGCGCAGATTGGTTGGGTATGTTGGGTCGTTACTTGCGACACGCTTGAAGGCATCGAGATCCGTGATCGCGAGCGGTGCTGTAGGTGGTGCGGGAGTTTCGACAGTCATGATAAATCCTGTAATAGAGGTGTGTACCTCTATTTTATCATAATGTATTGTCAATCAACCATTGTAATTTTTGCAATAGTACATCATCTTCGACGTAGTAAAGCGTATCCTCAGGGAAGTCGAGGAGGTAGGGGAGATTGCAGACGAACTGGAGGAAACGCTGGTCCGGTTTCGTGGCCCACAGCTTCCAGAAGGCCGTGAGTATTGGCCACATGCGGGCAGGGTTACGCAATGTGCTCGTCGCCCCACCAGAGCTCAGCAGGGCCGAGCTTGATGAAGGCCGGTACTGGGTAGTTGGCCATCTTGGTCACACCGGGAACGTAGTCCTCTGTGGTGACGTGCGGGACGTAGGTGGTGTACTCGCTGGGAGACTTGATGTTCCGGTCCTCCAGAGCACCAGCAATCTTGTCTCGCAGGGCCTGCAGAGAGCCGTCCTCGTCATCCAGCGGCAATACGACGACTCGTTCATCATCCTTGCCGAAGATCTTGGGTGGCAGGGCTCTGTATTCGGCGTTGGGGGTATAGTCAAAGGCCGAGAGCACTTCGAGAAGTTCATCCTTGGTGAAGTTGACGACATCTGTTTCGCCCAACCAGATCAGGGTGCAGTGTGCATCGGCCTTGTCCTCCGGGTAGTTTGCCGGGAACATAATTGCGATGGAGTGCGGGAAATCTGACATGGCGTCCTTTGTAGTGACTTGTGTACCTGAGAGGGGTCGAACCTCCGACATCTTGCGAGTCATGCAAGTGCTCTACCAACTGAGCTACAGGAACGTGGCGAGCGACGGGAGCATATCCGGCTCCCGCCGCTCTTATATGAGTGTTTAATGCCACATTTTACTACTGTCTGCACGTTTAAGTATACACATCAATTTAAGAAGTTTGCGCAATACCATTATGCCACCCGGCCATTAGGTGGAACAGTGTCAAAGACACAGAGGCCGGGAAGGGAATCGAACCCTTATTTCAAAGCTAGGGTGTGTATACGGTCGATCAGTGTAGTATTGAAGCTTCTGAATCTAGAGCGATAATCTGAATCTAAGAGCTTGCCTCTACCATTTGGGCTACCCTGCCATGATTTGGTGGCAGGGAGTGGACTCGAACCACTACTGGAAGCTATTTTGAATCTGAGTCGTCAGTTTCAGTTTGTTAGGTGCGCCCCATGCGGGACTGACCACCGTACCCCGTGCTCAACGGGGATTCTTGCTCGACTACGCTGAGAACAGGAAGTCGAAAACTTGTTTGCCGGTCTTGACGTCGGTGACGACGGCGGAGTTTGCATCCTCACGGGCAAACTTCACTGCGGTCAGCAGGTCTTCGACGCGGGTCAGGAGGGCGTTACGGCGTTCGCGCTGCAGGGCACCGGAGAACTTGGTGGTACTCCACGTGCCGACCTGAACATCTTCGTTGAAGATCTCGACCTGTGCCGGGTGCTTGTCCGTGGCGGGGGATTTCTCCCAGTTGCGCGGGACCTTCTTGGTCTTGACCGTCTGCGAGACTGCAGTGGCCCAGTCACCGGTTGCCGCGCTCTTCTCCCAGAGTTCAGCGGGATCCAGTGTCGGCAGGGCTGCGACGAAGGTCTTCAGGTCTACGAGCTGCTTCTCAAGGAAGAGAAGGTACGTGACCGGGGCGTCCTTGACGATGATCGTCCCGCCGACCACGACGTCAGCCTTGGCGGAGCCGTTGGCGACCTCCTTGGTCAGGGTGATGTCGAAAAGTCGGGTCAGGGAGGTGGAGACCTCGGCGAGAACATCCTCAACGCGGGTCTGCACAAGAGTGCTCTCGGGAGGAAGGATGTCGCCTTCTTCGTCCTTCGGCTTGTATGTACGGGAGATGCCGTTGAGGAGGGCGGTCTTCTGGATCTTGTGGTAAGCGTCGGTGACGTCGCGCTTGGAGGTATTCTTCAGTCCGCCTTCAATGGCGATGATCTGGTTGAGCTTGGTGGTCATGATTTTCCTTAAGTCGTTAGTCTTATGTCGTTGGTACTGCGTATATTTAAAGCTTAGTCTACTTCATTCACAGTGTCAAATCAGTTCTTCAACTTGGCGTTTACGATGTTCTTTACATCTTCCACGGCCATATTGAACTTAGCACAGACAGCAAGAATGGCGTGCGCACGAGGGGTCTCTGACTCCTGTCGCACGTAATATGCTTTGAAGACTCGGTATGCCAAATAGACACGGTCTTCCCTTGTCTGTGCCATGTGCCCCCAGTCGGGATCGAACCGACGTCTCTTGATTAAGAGTCAAGTGCTAAACCATCTCAGCTATAGAGGCAAGAACCAACACTTATTAGGTTAGAATCCGCAAGCGGTTCTGATTGAAAAGCGGTGCCGGTGTTTATACATTTATTGTACCACTATTTCTTAGTGATGTCTATTCTTGAAAGAACATCAGCGGGCCGAAGGCGAATCCGCCATCGAAACGCCGAAACCCTAGGCGGATCTGGAAGGCTCGGCCCAGACCTTCCCAATATCCGCAGCCGATTCCGGGAAACCACTTGCCACCGCATGCTTTGCCTACACGATACTTACTAATTTTCATCATATATAGAGCATACAGCTAGTCGGTAGAAGTATCAACTTCAGCTGGGACGAGGCTCTTCAGCATGGTGTGTACGTCCCCTAGAACTTCGTGGTCGAACTCGGCCTTGGCGCGATCTCGGTCGGCGGAGCGGTTCTGAGCCATCATGATGATGGGGGCCGAGTATGCAGCCTGTGTAGAGAAGAGCAGGTTGAGGAGGATGAACGGGTATGGATCCCACTGGAGACCGAAGATGCCGATGATCTGGAAGACAATCCAAAATGTAATGAATACACTCTGGGCGATTATGAACTTCCAGCTGCCCATTCCGTTGGCGACTGCGTCAGCGAGGACCTCGCCAAATGATCGTTCTTTGGCATCCTTGAGGTGCCAGTTCCAGACATGTTTAAGCATGGGTACTCCTGAGAAAGTGTTTCCTCAATTATACCTGTGTATTGCGCGACCACAGTAAAGATAGATTATACGCTATCAAGTATTTATGATCTGAAAAAAGTCTGAGTCAGGCACTTGCTACCAGACGCTTGGCCAAAATAGAATCCATATCTAGATAGCCATTTGTAGTACACATCTCTGCGTCGGGCCTCAGACCAGAAGATGGTATACACCACCTCATCTTTATGTTGGAAGGCCCAGTCATCAAGAAGGAATGCAGGAAACTTGAGCAGCAGATTGGTTGCCCATATCGCAGGCCGTAGTCCGTCTTTTCCTCTAGCGGTGTAGTAGAAATCCGGAGTTCTGACCTGACTCCTCTTTGTATATGAATTGAGGCAGACCTCAACAGACACAGAAGGGCTCATTCTGTCGAACTCCAGCACATAAAAAATCATTTCAACCGTGGTGCCAGAGTCGAACTTAGTTTTGATAGTGTAAGAGTATTCCTCGGGGCGGAGGACGGCGGTATCGAATTCTTCATGCATGTGCCCCCGGCAGGATTCGAACCTGCATCCGTCCGTTACGCTGATTAGAAGGCTGGATTAGAAGGCCAGAGCGCTACGAGGGCTGATTTATGCGTTTTTCAAGTGTGCGTGGTGCGATCGCTAGAGCTTTCATAGCCGCTACTTTCGAGGGATATAGTATCCCGTCTAATATAACAGGTATGGCATTTCGTGCTGGTCGTCCGCGCCTACTTTTGTTTGCGTGGTCATGTACCTCTAGCGAGTCAGCGTAGTTGTCGCCATGTGTACCCTCAATAAGATGGTCAGCATTACAGCACACCTTATTATGGCACCTATGCCTAAGAACTTCCTTTTCTGCTCTACCTCGCCATAGAAGATAACTGAGCCTATGTGCTGTATATGGTCTCCTTCCAAGCTGTCCATAACCTGTCTGTGGGTTAGTAGACAATTGCCATATCCAACAACCCGTGACTGCATTTACCTGTACGCGGTCAAGTATGTACTGCTTACTATTTCTGTCCATTGAACGCCTCATGTGCCCCCTCCGGGCTTCGATCCCGGTTCCCTGAGGTAAAAGCTCAGTGCTACGCCGATTCAGCTAAGGAGGCATACTGGCACTTCGGAGTCTGCAGGTGCTGAAGCCGACTGTTCCCCGGTTACCAATTAGATTTACGACGTTTCAGTCGCCTGTTTATTTCTCAGCTACTTACCCGATCAGGGGCAGGAACCCCCGAGTACTCACGGAGAGACTCGAACTCTCAACTATCCCGTTTTAAGCAGGACCCCTCTGCCAATTGGGGTACGCGAGCTAAAAAGTACGGGTGATGGGATTCGAACCCACAATGTATCAAAGTACTGGTTCCTAAAACCAGCGCGTCTCACCGTTCCGCCACACCCGCAAGCTATTTAACCGATAGTTCGGACAGCATGGTGACCGCTGTTCTAGCCGCAGGAGCTTTAGGATCCTGTCTACCTGCCTGAAGACCTACCCGAAGGTCGTGCTCCCCAGATCGCGTACAGTCGATGGGATTTGAACCCACATGAGCTATGCCCACAGTGACCTCAACACTGCGCGTATACCGTTCCGCCACGACTGCATGTATATTTACTATATCACAGATTTACTTCTTGTCTAACGCGGAAGTGACAGGATTCGAACCTGCGAGGCTTTTACACCCTCATCATTAGCAGTGATGCCCAATCGACCACTCTGGCACACTTCCATTTGCTATCGGTTTCGAGCTGTATGCTTCGTCACCGTTGCGTTGATCCAGAGAAGTGCTTCCTCCAGCTTTGTAATGGCCAGCTGCTTCTCACGTCCGTCCGGGATGTTGTCCTGTACGGTCTCAATGGTGGCGAGAATCGACTTCTCGGCTTTTTCGTGTTGTGTCATATTTCTATTATACACGAGAAAGCCGAGAAGTCTAATCTAGCCCTTGACGCAGAGGATGGTCTGAAGGTGCTGGACAACCTCTACAAGATCCTTCTGGGCATCAAGGACACTATGGATGTCTTTGTATGCGCCCGGAATTTCGTCCACAACGCCCTGATCCTTGCGGCACTCGACACCAAGTGTCTGTGCTGCGAGGTCCTCCACCGTGAAGGTGGCCTTGGCCTTGTTCCGGCTCATGCGTCGACCAGCACCGTGGGAGGCTGACTGGAAGGATGTATCGTTACCAAGGCCGCGCACGATGTAGGATCCAGTACCCATCGATCCGGGGATCAGACCAAGGTCGCCGGAACCGGCCCGGATGGCACCCTTGCGGGTGACCAGCATGGGACGACCGTCGATCATCTCTTCGGCCACGTAGTTGTGGTGGCAGGAGATTTCCTGATCGAAGGTGAGGGCGTTGGTTGGAAAGGAGTCCTTGATGACGCCCTTGAAGAGCTCCATCATGACCTTGCGGGACCGGAGCGCGAACTCCTGTGCCCATGAGAGGTCAAAGCGGTAAGCCGACATCTCCGGGGTGTTAGCAAGGAACACGGCGAGGTCCGGGTCGGGAAGGTCCTGATTCTGCGGGAGCGCCTTCGCGATCTTGATGTGCCGTGCGGCCAGTTCCTTGCCGATATTGCGTGAGCCCGAGTGCAGGGTGAGCCAGACACGGCCTTCAGCGTCGAGACACATCTCAAGGAAGTGGTTCCCACCGCCAAGAGTGCCCATCTGGTGCTGTGCACGGCTCTCCAACTGCTGTACACCGGCATGCAGGTCACGGAAGCTGCCCCAGAAGGTGTCCCAGCCACGGTCGATGCCAAGACGACGGACGTTCGGCATCTTGTCGTGGCCGTTGAAGCCGACAGGGATGGTGTCTTCGACCCGAAGACGGATCGAGTGTAGGTCCTCAGGCAGGTCTGCTGCCGTGAGGGAGGTACGGACGGCAGAGACACCACAGCCGATATCAACTCCGACGGCTGACGGCGAGATGGCGTTCTCCATGGCAATGACGGAACCGACCGTTGCGCCCTTGCCTAGGTGTACGTCAGGCATTACGCGGACACCGTGGACCCACTGTAGGGATGCGATGTTGCGGAGCTGCTGAAGTGCAGCTGGCTCGACTTCGTGCTCAGGTGCCCACATGAGGGTAGGTGCCTTGGCACCACGAAGTGGTACAGGTAGTTCAGTCATCTTTCGTCCTTTGTCGTTGGTCTTTCATTCGTTAGACTAGTGATATGTTAGCTGGAATTCAACCAGTATGGGTGATGAACCCACCAATTCAGGTAATCAGCCTGAACTCCGACATCATGTCGATCTTTCACACATCAGTGCCCCCAGAGGGATTTGAACCCCCGACCGTCGCATTCGTAGTGCGATACTCTATCCGCTGAGCTATAGAGGCGTATGCGGGCTTTTACCGCTGTCTCAGGTTGAGACTGTTTCCGGATCCGGTAAGCAACGTCGTAGCATACAAGTCCGTACGTGGATCCAGTGGGACTTGAACCCACGACCCTCGAATTATGAGTTCGGTGCTCTGACCAGCTGAGCTATGGATCCTTACGTACCCCAAGTGGGAGTCGAACCCACATTCCCGAAGGACGCGACTTTTGAGGTCACTACGTTTACCGTTTCGCCATCAGGGCAGAGCTTCCGTGCTGACAATTTGTCCGGGTGTCAACGTCTCCGGTCTGGCCTTTTCCTACCCGCAAGTAATACCAGCACTTTGATGATCACCCGTGGTTATGGGTGTCGGGATAGTAGACGGTCAGAGTATCGATCTCTGCGGAAAATCCGTGTAAAGGATTTGTGCGTCCCAGCGCCCCGTCCAATATATCAATTGTACACTACGTGTCCACTACTTTGCAACGTCAAATTGCTGTGTCTCCTTGTTCCAGACTCCGCGAGAGAAGAGGGTATTTAGATCCTCAGTCACACCCCAGAAAGAGTCAGGAGCAGTGAACAGTCCTAGCTCACGACAACGTTTTACTCCGGGCCACTCGCCGTCCCAAACGTCAGGAGAACACTCGTGGTATTCGCGATCCCAGCAAGATATCAGCTGCCGACCAGACTCGTGGCAACGGGCGATGTCATCCCATTCGCGGTGAATTTCTCCGGGCTCGGCCCCGCAGTGGTTACAGGGTGTATTCTCTTCAGTAGTCATGATTTAACGGTAGCATATACAGCAGGAAGGTACAACTACGCGGAAAGCAGAGGGCACGATCCCCACTCCTTGCAGAGCGTCCAGTTTTCGAGGCTGGCCCTGTCACCTGACAGGTTTACTTTCCAAGAATGCCTGAACTCCCGTCACACGCTGTGTTTCGAGCGCTTTCCGGTTCCTTCCCAGACATCCAGTGGATAGCAAAGAGCCCGAGTCCTACAGCTTTCACTGCCACACGCTTTCCAAGCGTGGCCCGCCACCCGACGGGTTTACTATCCATATAGTTCTTCGTCATAGTGCACTAAGACAGGTTACAACCCTAGTCGGCTAAGAATCCCGACCAACACGCGGCGAACAGAATAATCGAAATCCACAGTGTTACCTGCCAGCGGGGTTCAAAGCCGTGCCGAGCACCTGCCCGGTTTATTCGCCAATACCTCTATTATACAGCACCTGCAGCAGGTGTCAAATCATAGTCCTCGAAGAGGTTAATCGTGGACCTACGCTGAAGCAGCCGTAAGAACGCATCACCATCGGTGTGGGCTCCGGTGGTGATGCTTTCGGCCACGGAGTCCGTGAGGGTGGGGTTGAATCGGCCCTCGGCAAGGAAATCGTTCAGATTGTGTGACAAACGAAGTGCGTGCCGACGCATTTTATGTGTTCCCCAGAGTGCAAAGCTTCGAATTGTCCGGGAGTAAGTGTCGATCACGGCGCTCTGGCTGGGGTGGAAGTCCCTGCGGATGTGTGCGATCTCATCCGTGGAGGGGCAGGTCGAGTACATGGCCTCCAGAGCCTGCGGACGGCCATCACTGGCCAGCTGCATGAACTTCTGGTATGTCAGGGTCAGCGTGTCATCGGATCCTGAGATCTTGTGTTTCGTCCGTTGGGTCGCGCCGAACCGGAGCACCCTGAAGTAGTCGTGGTCGCTATCGGCGTGGTGGAGCCCGTAGAGGCGGGATCCGTGGATGGTCTCAAAGATATACATGACTCCCTTTCTGCGTCGTTGTACTCCCTACGGGATTCGAACCCGTGATCTCTGCCGTGAGAGGGCAGCGACATATCCGCTAGTCCAAGGGAGCTTGGGTAGGTCGTGTGGACGTTACACCACAATCTCCTCCTTAATGGGGATCCCCGGGTAATTACTCCGGAGAAGGGGACGACGTTTGCAACCGCCGAATCCCCTAGGTGCTCTACTTTGAGCTACAACCAGTACTCCGTGTCGGATTCGAACCGACGATTTCCTGCCTGAAAAACAGGGGGGATAGACCGCTACCCTAACGGAGCTTACTATACTGCGTAGCCACTGTGGGATTTGAACCCACGACATCTTCCTTATCAGAGAAGTGCTCTAACCAGACTGAGCTAAGCGACTTTGAGGCTTGGGTCGAGCTTCCCCTCAGGGCTGTTTCCAGTAACCACAAGCTTTGTTCCGGTACTAGGATTTGAACCTAGAATCTTCTGCTCCAGAGGCAGACGGGATGCCAATTACCCTATACCGGACTGTACTGCGCAGCTCACCTAGGACTCGAACCTAGAAAACCCGGGACCAAAACCCGGTGGGTCTGCCAATTCCCCTAGTGAGCTATGAAAAGAAAAGGCCCGTTGGTTTTCACCAACGAGCCGATCCTAGTTGGTACTAGTGGCCCTTGTTGGCGACCTTGGAAATTCGCTGGTTTTCGGAGACTTCAGTTGGGGCTGCCTTGCCTGTCGTCTGGTTGACAGTAGCGATGCGTGCGTTTTCGGTACGCTCCGTGTACTGGGATCCTTGGAGAAGTGGGTTCAGAGTTGCCATGATGATTCCTATCGATAGTTTGCTGTGCTTAAGCGTGCCTTCTACCGGCGTCGAACCGGTAACCTCTGGTTCTTCAAACCAGCGCTCTACCACCTGAGCTTCGAAGGCATATTCAATTATTCGAGCTTTCTGTCGGATTCGAACCGACGACCCTCGCTTTACAAGAGCGACGCTCTGGCCGTACTGAGCTAAGAAAGCATTTTTACTGCGAGGGGCATAGGAGAATCGAACTCCTCTACTCTGGGTGGAAGCCAGATACATTACCACTATGCTAATGCCCCAAGGTACTACGTCCGGGAGACAGGATTTGAACCTGCGACTTCCTGCTCCCAAAGCAGGCGCTCTACCAAGCTGAGCTACACCCGGAAAGGTGTATATAGATGATACCACATATTCAGTTATAAAGCGTGCCGGACAGGATTCGAACCTGCGACCCTCGGTTTTGGAGACCGACGCTCTGGCCAACTGAGCTACCTGCACATTACTCTATTGTATCACGACTGTTTCGGTCGTGTCAACTAGAGGGTTTCCGATACCTGACGACTCGGAGAAGAGGACTTCGATGCTGTATACGTTTAGATCATACCACGTATCCCCGATACGGACCAAGCCCGTATCGATCTCTGCAATCTTGCCCAGCTTCTCCGAATCGTCAGACGTAAGCTTGACGATGTCGTTCGTGAAAAGTTCCATACACCAAGCATACCCTAAACATCTACAATGTCAAAAAGCCCAGTCTTCGTCTTCCGACTTCACGACTTTGCCGATGACATAGCTAGAGCCCGATCCGGAGAAGAAGTCGTGGTTTTCCCCGGAATTGGTGGACAGTGCTGACAGAATCGCGGGGCTGACATCGGTCTGATCCTTCGGGAACATGGGGTCATAGCCAAGGTTCATGAGAGACTTGTTGGCATTGTAGTGCAAGAACTTCTTGACGTCCTCGGTCAGGCCAAGATCATCGTAAAGATCCTGCGTGTACTCTGTTTCGTTCTCGTAGAGGTCGAAGAGCAGGTCGTAAGTGAACTGCTTGTATTCGGCCTGTTCCGAGAGTGAGTAGTTGGCAAGGTCCCGCTGATACCACTGGCCGATCATGTAGGAGTGCACACCCTCGTCACGGAGGATCAGCCTGATGAGGTCGGCAGTGTTGGTCAGCTTCTGGCGGCTGGACCAGTACAGGGGCAGGTAAAAGCCCGAGTAGAAGAGGAAGCCTTCCAGCATGGTGGAGGCAATCTTCTTCTTCATGGGGTCACTGCCACGGTAGTATTTCAGGACCTCGTTGGCCTTGAACTGGAGGTTTTCGTTCTCCTCGGTCCAGCGGAAGACCTCATCGATCTCCTTGGTGGAGCAGAGCGTTGAGAAGATGGAGGAGTACGACTTGGCGTGCACGACCTCCATAAATGCCATGTTGGCGTAGATGGCCTCTTCGAACGGGTTGCCAGCGTCCTTCATCAGGGCAATTGCGCCGGTAGTTCCTTGAATTGTATCAAGAAATGTCAGGCCAGCGAAGACCTTGATGGTGGTTGCCTTCTCCTGTTCCGTCATCTTGCCCCATGACTGGAGATCGTTGGAGAGCGGGATTTTCTCTGGCAGCCAGAAATTCTCCGTGAGCTTATTCCAGATAGTCTTTTCGAATTCGGGAACGTTATTCCAGTTAATTGCTTTGACCATTGGTCGATTCCTCTTTGCAATATTTACATGTATCTGGCTTCGAAACATTTTTGTTTGTGTGCCATCTTACGTGGGCGGTTCTTCTACTATTCGTATTGCCTATTTTTGCCGCTGACAACTTAGCCCGATCTTCGGCGGTCCAAACACGTTCAGCGTTGTACTTCTTGATACGAGCTATCGACTCGTCTGTAGGGGTCTGTCCCTTATTGGCCTGAGAGATCTTACTCCGAGTTTCAGGGGACAATGTCCTACCATAATTTGGATGGTTCGTCCCTGACTTAGATTGAGATATTCGCTGCTTTGTCTCCTCAGACCTTTTTAGTCCTGTCAGCGATATACTTTGACTCAATCTGTGTGCTTCCGACCGAATCAATCCTGTGCGGGAAGTAGACATTTTAGCTCTTGTCTCGACAGAGTGGCGGTGGCCTGATACACCGTCACCACCGTCTGTCAGGTTCAATAGTGTATTACCTACTTCTCGATAGAAGGCTATCCAGTACTTCTCCCGGTCTGCGAGATCATTTTGGTGGCAGACCTCTATAACATCTATATGAATGCTCTCCGAACCATGCTTTGATATCCATCTATACAGAGGATACTTGAGGGTTTTGGAGGAGGAGATGTGACCGGCTAACCTATACGAGGCTCCTTTTGTGGTCAGACCTATGTAACGGTACCTACGGTCTCCTAAGTGGAGACCGTAGATAACGTTCAAAGGCTCTAAACTAGAGTGTACAAGATACACAGCTGTCCATATCGGTTCCCTCAAGTGTATCACTTCGTACCCGACAATAGTAAAGCGATTTTATCCCTTTTCGCCAAGCATAAATGTAGGCCTGATTCAAGGTACGGGTCGTATCCGTGTTCTTATAGAACAGTGTGAGGGACATTGCTTGGTCAACATGCTTCTGCGCTTCGGCATAAATGTCGATAACAGCTTTCCAGCCCAAATCGTACGCGTCTTTGAAACTGCCTACGTTAGCATTGGTCAAACCGGGCGTAGCGTATGCCACACGACCGGTCTTGCCCTCCTTACGGATCTCCACAGCAGCCACAGACGGGTGGATGGAGGCCGTTCCGCCGTTGACGTAGGAGATAGAACCAGTTGGGGGTACGGCCATGAGGTAAGCGTTGTAGAGGCCGTGCTCGGCAATGCGGACAGCAAGCTCAGCCCAGTTTTCAGCAGTCGGAATTTCGATGCCATACTTGTCGAAGATGTCCGCAATGTGCTCTGTCGGCTCGACCATCGACGGGTCCGCGTACTTTTCGGTTAGGTAGGCCGGGTCCGCATAGCGGGACTTCTCGAATTCGAAGAACTTCTTGCCGCGCTCCCATGCGATCATGTTGGATGCCTGTAGGGCGTGGAAGGCGATAGTCATGAAGTAGATGTTCGTGAAGTCAAGAGAATCACTATCACCATACTGCATGCCTTCCGTAAGGAAGAACTGGTGCAGTCCGAACTGCCCCAGACCGATAGAGTGCGACTTGTCGTTGCCGTTGCGGACAGACGGAACGGAGTCAATCGACGTGATGTCGGACACCTGTGTCAGCAAGCGTACAGCCGTTTCCACGGTGGCCCCGAGGTTCCCGCCATCCATAGCGTATTTGACGTTCATGGAGGCAAGGTTGCACGAGATGTCGCGGCCTTCCTCCTCATACGACAAGTCGTCACGAAGAACTGAAGGGGTAGACACCTGTACAATCTCGGAACAGAGGTTTGACATATCGATCGTACCGTGGATTGGGTTGGCACGGTTGACGGTGTCGATGTTCAGGATGTACGGGTATCCGGATTCAAACTGGATCTCAGCGATGATCTGGAAGAGGTCGCGGGCCTTGGGGTAGTCCTTGTGCTTGTACTTCCGGATCGCACCGTTGGCCACCATCTTGTCGTACTCTGCGGAGATGTCCACCTTGGAGAACGGGATGCCGTAGAAGCGCTCCACGTCGTACGGGGAGAACTGGTAGAGGACTTCGTCGTTCTTGGCAAGTTCATAGAGCTTGTCCGTGAGGACCAGACCGATCGAGAGCGTCTTCAGGCGCGACTTCTCATCCGCGTTCTCCTTCTTCGCATCCAGCACACGGAACACATCGGGGTGGTGTGCGGAGATGTAGACCGCGCACGCGCCCTGACGGGAGCCCAGCTGGTTGGCGTAGGAGAAGGCGTCATCGAAGAGCTTACAGACCGGCAGGACGCCGGAAGCCATGTTCTCCAGCTGCTTGATCGGAGCACCGAATTCACGCAGGTTGGAGATGTTGAAGCCGACACCGCCGCCACGCTTGGACAGCTGCAGGCCGGTGTTGACAGCACGACCGATGGAGTTCATCGAATCCTGAATGTCAATAAGGAAGCAGGAGACCCGCTCGCCACGCTGCATCTTGCCGCAGTTGGCGAAGGTGGGCGTTGCGGGCTGGAGACGGCCTGTGATGATCTCCTCGATGATGCGGACAGCCTGATCGACATCGCCGTCAGCCAACTCCAGAGCAACAGCCACAACGCGGTCTTCGAAGCGCTCCATCCACGTCTCGCCGTCGAAGGACTTCATGGCGTAGGCCGTGTAGAACTTCATGGCACCAAGGAATGAGGTGAAGCGGTGCTTGTAGCCATAGGCGGTCTTGTACAGAAACTTGACATCCCCATCGGAATACTTATCCCAGACGGACTTGTCATAGTACCCGTTGACAAACAGGTAATCCAGCTTCTCCTCAAGGGAGGGGTGATACATGAATTTGCGGTTGACTTCCTGAAGATGGTACTGGCGGGCTGCTTCCTTGTCCGCTTCGAAGTCGATCTTGTGGTCTTCAGTCCAGAGGTTGAGCTTGGAGTTGAGGTCGATATACGACTCGTCGGTTACTTTGTTTCCCAAAAGTTTTTCAGTCCTTCTTTTACGTTCTCTACGTCTTCGTCCATGCCCGCGAGTTCAAATGTATACAGCAGGGGGATCCCGCACTTTTCACTTATGATCCTACCACTTTTGGCGTAATCATCCAAGAAATTGCGGCTCCCAGTGCCAATGACACCACGGATTAAGGTCCTATTATTGATATTGTTTAGAAACTTGATGACCTGCTTTGGGACAAACCCGACACCGCTTGCTCCGTAGGTCGGAACAATGAGGACGAACGGCTCATCAACCGTAAATTCAGCTGCATCCGCTGTTTTCAACGGTATCCGCAAAGCAGGCTCATCAAGCTTCTCAACAAATCTGGCTGTGTAGCCTGAAGTGTTGCTAAAATATACGATCAAGCAGCTTGCTCCGCGAGTGCTGCGATCTTGTCCGGCTTGAAGCCCGACCAGTGTTCTTCGTCTGTAACTACGACGGGGACCTGTGCGTACCCGAGAGATTGTACATACTCATAGGCTTGTTCATCTTCGGAAATGTCCACTGTGAGGTAGGAAACACCGTGTTTGTCCAGCTTGCGGTAGGTTGAATTGCACTGCACGCAGGCCGGTTTGGAGTAGACTGTGATAGCCATCTTTCTCCTCTTTCGTTTTTGGGGTGGACTATCTATTCTACCGGAGACGAATGGACTCAAGGTTGTCCATGGGGTGTGCCATGGCCTCTCCGCCCTCTGCTCCGACGTACTCCACGTTGCATCGTTTGTGTGCCATGTACTTCAAAATACCGACGCGACCGTTGTGTTTAGTGCCTGTTTCGGAGTCATAGGCGTCTGGCTTGACGCGGACGTAGTCACCGATTTTGACGTTGCCGTAGTCGAATTCGGCCCACTCACCGGTCACTACTTTTTCGGGAACCTCTTTCAGGCTCTCCTGCCCTGCATCACTTAGCAGGCGGTAGACGGTTTGCTTCTGCGAGTCACTAAGACCCTGCTTGTCGAGCACTGTGGCCAGCGACACAATGGCGCTGACGACTTCGGCCCGGAAGCCCATGGATGTGTACAGTTCTTCAAGTTTGTTGTAGTCAAACATTAGCGGTTATCGCCGTTCCCGGCGAGTACTCCGCGTGCGTGGCGGTCGGCAAGCTTCTCGACGTTGTATGAGGCGATCTCTTCCAGAGTGTAGCCAAGCTCAGCAGCGGTACGTGCCGCGTACCAGAGTACATCACCCAGCTCCTTGCTGACCTCTGCACGGTCCTCGATGGAGAGGACGCCGTTCTTGTCTCGGTGGATCTTCTTGACTTTGTTGAGGATCTCCCCAGCCTCGCCGCCAAGCCCCAGCACCGTGTAGTTGAGGGCAGTCAGCGATCCCTCCCCTGACTCCGGGTAGATGGCTGTGGAGGCTACTGCATTCTCGTATTCGTAAAAGTCCATTGTAAATCCTTGTCTAAAATATTGGGGAAAGATGTGCCCCCGCAGTCAGGAACTACGGGGGCACAACTAATTACTGCGATACTGCTGTGGGATTTACAGGAAGGGCGGCGGAGCCAGCTCGGAGGACTGCGGGGTAGTCCACGGGCTGTCAGCTGCCGGTGCCTGCTGTACAGGTGCCTGCTGCTGGACCGGTGCCGGTGCGTACTGCTGAACGGGTGCCTGCTGCTGGACCGGTGCC